CCGCAGGATTGCAAACACGCTTGCCTCGTTGGCATCGCGCTTGGCCTTAATTGGGGGGCGTCTCATGCTGCGGCCTTTTTCTGCGCTGCGCTAGTGCGTATTCTATCCATGATCCAAGCGATAACAGGGACCGCCATGCTATTGCCCAGCGCCTTATATTGCGGCCCATCTGCGGCGGGTTTGTTGCGGTAGGTGATGGCGCAATAGTCTTGAGGAAAGCCTTGCAGCGAGTGGCATTCGTTCGGAATCAGGCGACGAACTGCCCAAGGGGTTGCGACCAAGCCGCAATCTTCGCGAAAGCCAGAATGAGCATCGCCGTTACTTGTCAGCGTTTGCGCTATTTCTGGAACCAACGGCGTCCCGCGCCCCGTCCCGTCTTCGCTGGCGTCAAACCCTTCGCCGCGCAGGGAGTGCGCAATCATCGTTTCGGTTTCTGTTACGAACATTCCGCACCCACCGTTGATGTGCTGATTTTCTAGACCCATCTTGTCGCCAAAATGAGCATTGAGCGTAGGGGCAACATCAGCGCAAATCAGGTGGCCGTTGTCTGCGTCTTGCGCTCCGACACTGCGGCAAGTGCGTGCTGTAACTGTGCCGGCAACACCTTCCCCCGCTTGTCGGCTCGGCGCAGTATTCCCGCGCAAGCCTTGGCGCTCAAATAAAACCGCTGCGGGATCGACTGCCCCTCCAAAATCGACGACAACGAACACACGGCGGCGTCGTTGGGCCACTCCGAAATATTGAGCATCGAGAACCCGCCATGCAGCCCGTGACCGTGGCCCGGACACCATACCGACACTGGGCCAGCTTCCACCGTCTGGCGATGGCAGGGCATCATCTGCGCCGACAAGTCCGCCCAAGAAACATCCAAAGGCGTTTCCTTTGTCGCTAAGCACTCCGGGGACGTTTTCCCATAAGACGGCGAGGCGTCCATCATGTTGATCATTGACGATTGCATGGCATGTCTCCACGAATTTAAGGGTTAAGTTGCCGCGGGCGTCGTCGGTGCCTTTGCGCAGGCCAGCCACAGAAAACGCTTGGCACGGCGTCCCTGCGACCAGAACATCAGGCAACGGGACACCATGCGCCCGCGCCAGTTCCGGCGTCACTTCGGTCATGTCCCCCCACAGCAACGGGTCGCCTTGATTGTGATCGTCTGGCGGCTTGTAGCCGTGCCGCTCTTGCAGCACCGCGCGGGGGAAATTCTCAATTTCCGAAGCCAGTCGCCAGTCAACCCACGGGGCCGCGACTTCTGGTGCGCCTATCCCGCTGCACATAGTCCAGCCAATCACACCCCGCCCCCGATCACGTCGAACACGTCCGCCGCGGTATCCGCCGGCGAGATTTGGTACGTTGTCATCTGGTCTGAGCGCCAGGCAATGCCGTACAGCCTGCGGTCGTAACTTATGACAACCGACACGGTGGCCGCGCTGCTGCGGGCAACTGGCGCAGGCGGGATTGCGAACGGGGCGGGGCGTAGAGTTGCGGGGGTCATAGCGTTACTTCCTTGTGTCGGCCTTGCGCGCTGCGAAGTAGTTCGCCGTCCACGCGCCCCGCAAGAAACGATTCGCGGACGAAATCCGGGTCCATGCCCGCAAGATTGCAGACGGTGTGGAAGTCCTTCCCTGCTTTAGTTATCCAATTGATAGACGCTTTTTTGGCTCGACAGTTTTCCAGTGTGGTGCCGGTAAACGTGGCGTCGATCATTGCCTGCATTAAAACGTGCTGCCATAGTTTGTTTTCCGGTGTCATTGCGGCTCCTTCAGCGCATAGCGCTTTGCTAGTTTGTCAATGGCTTCCCGCACGATTGCGGAAATGTCCTTATTTGTAGCCTCGGCAAGGCGGCGCGCCTGCTCGTGCTGCTTGGGCGTGACCCGGACTTGAATGTATGATGTTTTTCTCATGTCGTCACATTGTCATAACATTTGTATTGACGCAAGCGCTTTGACGTGCAAATGTCAGTACAGAACAAACCAACCGGAGAGAACCAATGACTACTATTCTAACACGAAACTACGATACCCTTGTCGCCGAGGTAAAAGCGCACGTCGCAGCTGATGCTATTATCCAAGGCGCATACTGGAATCCGTCTTACAACGAAGTAGGCGGAACGGGCTGCTTTATTTCTTGCTTGACGCACTCCGAGGACCCGGCCCCAGCCTTTGAGCGTTTTGGCCTGACAGAGCTGCTGCTGCGGATTGCAGAAAGCATTTTTGAGGCCCTTCCCATTGCAGATGCAAAGGCCTTTTTCGCCGCACTGCCCGCTGCTGTGGCTTGCGATGGGAAAGACCTTTCGCGCGTTCAGTGGCATTTTCTAGTGGCTGAATTGCGGGCATTGCCTGCCCAGACAGACGACGTAAAAGCGGCAATTGAGCGCGTGACTGTTGGCATTGATTTGCTTGCGAAAGGCCAAGATTGGCCAGACGCCGCCGATGCCGCCCGTGCCGCCGCCTATGCCGCCCGTACCGCCGCCTATGCCTACGATGCAGCCGCCCATGCCGATGCCATCAAACGGCAGCGCGATACCCTGTTGCAACTTATTGCCGACGCGCCAGTCGTGAAGGTGGCAGCATGACCCGAAATGAATACAACGCCGAAGTTTACGCCGCTTTCATAGATGGCGCTTTATGCATCATGGGCTGCATCGTTGTGTTTGCGCTTGCCATAGCCGCCGCCGTGGTGCTGTTGTGAGCGGCCTGCCTGATCACGAGGCATGGTGGGAAAACCGGCCCCACAGCGTTGCAGATATGTTTGGCGATGCGCCCATAGAAACGCAGGCGCAGCTAGATGCACGCCTTGCCGCGATGGACCGCGCCGCCGACGCAGGCTGGTGGCTGACAGGATGGGCAAACCCGCTGGAATATGGCCGCGACGGTCGCAGCTGGGGCGATTAATTAAACAATGGAGTATGACAAAATGCAAAACGCACTACAAACCGACCTGAACCACGAAATTAACGCTCTCATCGAGGAATGGATTGCCGAAAACCCCGATGCGACAGCGGCCACGGTTGAAAACGCGATTATCGACGCTGGCAATGACTTTGCCGCCCGTGTGTTTATGGCCCAGGATTATGCGGACGAACTCGGCGACTGGCTGCTTGAACAACATCGCGACCGGGAGGCGACGACATGAACTTGTTTCCGCCGGGATACGAAAACCACCAGCGCGCCGCGCCAGACGAACCAGCCCGCTTTGCTGAGTTGCGCACAGGGAAAATGGCAGAGCCTACCCCGCCGACTGTGTCGCTAGGCGTGAGGGTTCTGACATACGCCTGCGCCGCCGCTATTGTTCTGGTAATCATTGCGTTTATTGACCTTGCCGCACGCCACTAGCAAAATAGGCGGCTGAAACAAAAAACCCCGCCGCCCATTTAAGGACGACGGGGCATTTTTTGGCCTGCGGTAATCAAGGTTTATTGTCGGAGTGCGGCGGCGCAATGTCGTCATCAGCAGATAAATCACGGGTGTCAACGCAATCTGTCGTCTATTGCTGACGTAGCATCGGCCGCGCTGCGGCCTGTTCCGTATTCTGCAGCAAGGGCACGGGCAAAACGCTTCTTTTCAGTCGGTGCGATCTGCGCAGATACGGCATATGCAGCAGCCTCAATTCTAAACCGAAACCATGCGAGACGATACAGCGCCCCATAAACGCCGATTGAAAGGCCTATGATGTGGTATGGCAGGGGCGGCACGGCGTACGACACAGCGGCCAGCACAAAGGCGCTGAGAATGGTTGCCAGCCACCATTGCCGAACGTGCTTTAATTCGTGCGCGCGCAGATGTGGCGGCGCGTCATAAGGCAAGATGACGACGGGGCCGATAGACTTGCCATGAACCTTGCCCGCCGATGCGGGGCGGTTAAATATCAGTGCGGGGGTCATGTTGTGGCGTCCTTATGTTGAAGCGCCAGCCCTGTTTTTAGGACTGGCGCAGTTTGGGCCTGCGGTAAGCAAGGTTTATTGTCGGAGTGCGGCGGCGTCAAAAGTGGCGATAAGTATTCGACCCGTGCGGCGCATGTCCGACACGTCGTCACTGCCAAGGCTGGCCGAGTGGTTCGTCATCAGCGGATCTAGCACCGTTGCAAGCGCGCTATCGTTTGCCCCGCTTGCGCAACCAGTCAAGATCATTGCTGCCGTCAGGATTGCCAGTGTCCGCATTGGTCGCCCTTTCCATCGTATCGGCGCGGGATTGCGCCTCTTTGGCTGTCTTGCTGGATCTGCCGGTCATATACGCCGCAAATATGCCGATCAGTGACACCACGCAGCCGACGATAAAGGCGGTCACGTTGCGCCTCCGCGCAGCTTAGCATAGCGGGACGATGCGAACGCAATGCCAGCGGCAGCCAAGCCGCCGATCACGTCGATCAAGGTATCAACATTGAGGGTTATTACGTGGGACGCGGGGTCATAGGTGCCGCCTAGCCATGCCGCAACAGGTACGGCGGCGATATAGACGGACATTCGGATTGCTAGAAACATGGACTATCCTTTCAGGTTGCGGGATCGTATTCGTTCGCCAGCAGGCGCATCGCGGCCACGCAGGCGGCAAGTCTTTCCTCAGCCGCTAGTTCCGCCGCTTCAACCGGATGCACGTCAGGGCCGCGCGTCACCGCCGCTGTGGCGTCCATTAGCGCAGCGGCGCGCACGTCAGAAACGCGGCGGGTCCAGCCCTTGCTAAATGTTGACCACGTGGACAAGCGGCGAAGAAATGTCATGCGGTCATTGCACAGTTGATTGACGATCCAAGCCGCATCCATCGCGCGAACCTTGGCTAGTGTAATTGGCCCGATCTTGCCGTCGGGTGCAGCACCGACAATTTCTTGCAGATACGTTGCCGATCGAAACGGCCCGCTGTTGACGGCGAAGTCAAACGTAGCGTGGTCAACGCCGTCCGGCAGGTCGTCAGCTTTCACGGCGTCCCAATATTGAGCTTTGTAAACCGCAACCGCCTGTGCTTCGGTTAGCGCCTTGAGGTCTGCGAGCGTGCCTTTGGCGTTGATAAAATTCCGGTAGGTGCCGATTGTAATGCCGCGATTAGTTGCCCCGCCTGGGTCGCGCGGGTGGTCTGACCACCCACCTTCATGGGCCAGCGTTCGGGGAATGCAGATTTCAGCGCGGTTCATTGTTTGCGTCCTCTTTAATGTGATGTAATAAAATCGCCATGAGCGTTCACAATGCGCAGGACCAAACAGCGAAACCCACGCGGACCAGAACAGCGACGAATGACGGCGCGAGTAGGCGCGGGCGCATAGTGATTGGTCCGCGTCACGAAAGCAAAGGCGATGTATCCTGCGCGATACGGTTGGGCGTGTCATACCCCGATACGGGCACGGCTAACCTCGCCTGCATCATGATCCAGCACGATGCTGACTAGTGCACGAGACGCGCTGTAGGCGTGAGAATAGGCGTGAACATCTTTAGGAATGATTGTGCCGACACTCTCAAATGTCATCCCTCCGACCTCTTTTTTAGTGGCATGATGCACATGCCCAGACAACGCCAGCCTCTGACTTGTGCGGCCCCATAGCTCCGGCCACTCAGCTGCGGCGAATGTTACCAGACGTTCAGGTTTGGCCCGGTCGCCGTGGTGCAACAGCACCATGTTCCGGCCAAACTCGTAGCAATAGAACTCGCCCGCGCTGGTGATGACTTCCACCTCCGGCGTGTCGCGGTAGTGTTCGGCCAGTGCCAAGGTGACGGCGTGGTGGGCTGTGATGTCGTGATTGCCCCGGCACCCGCGATAGATCACTAGCGGATACTTGGCCCGCAACGCGTCGATCGCCCATCGCATAGCGGCAACGGCGCGGCGCAGGATCATGAAATAGCGCGTGTCTGCGTCAAGCTGGTGGCCTGACTGTGGCGTGACATTGCGCTGGTCGTCCGTATGCGTAAGATCCCCTAGCTGCGCCAGCACGGCAACACCAGCGGCGGGCGTAACGCTGACCAGCCGACCGAACGTTGCAGAAAACACGGCCCCGGCTTTCTTGCTGTCCCAATCAACGCCGGTTTCCTCTTCATCCGCCATCATCCCCATATGTAAGTCTGCAACCGGGAATATTGCGCACAACTCTTTAGCCGCCGCAGGGGCAATGATTGTTGCAGCAGGGGCGCAATCTTCCAGGCCTTCCTTGAGCGCCGACACCATGTCGACCGGGTCACGTGTATCATCGGGCGCACGCCAATATACGCTATCGCTGGTGCCGTCTGCGTTCTTGACCTTGCGCCAGCCAGCCTTTGCAATGCCGATATCTAGGCCGCTGTGCAAGATCGCCTCGCGCTGCCCTTTCGGCGCTTCCTGCCACCTTGCCGCCCGCTCTAGACGCCCGCGCAGGCTCTTGCCGTCGATCCCTAGCGCCCTTGCCGCTGCCCGCTGCGATCCGTGTTCTGCAACGGCGTCAATCGCCGCTTGCTGCTCTGCGGTTATCATAAGGCGGCCTCCGCGATGGCAACGTCGTAGCCAATGGCCGCATATCCGCATTCGTCTACGTAGCTATCGCGGTGAGTAGGTGTCGTCACGCTGCGCCTTATCTTGAGCAAGCGCATAAGTAGAACCACGTCGCCACCGGTCAGGACAGATTGCCCCTTGGCCGCGTTAAACATGGCCGCAACGGCTTGGTGCGTCTCAACTGCATCGCCGTAGTCCTTGGCTCGGTCGCCCGCTATCAATCTTGCGGCCTCGGCAAGGATCGCCCCGCGCTCGGTCATCCGTCCACCCCCGGTTTCTGCGCTGCAATGATGTTGCCAGCGTTGCCAGCAGAAACTACGCACGTCTGGCCGCCTGGTGCCGTTATCAGCGCCGTAAATGTGCCGCCGGGGCTGAACCAAAGCTCTAGCATGTTGCCGCCCTGATCTAGCCCGACAAACCGCTGTTGCTCTTGGAACTGATTGGCTAGAAACTTTGCCATTTTATCATGTGGCAAGCATCGCTCAATGGCAAATGCCGGGAACCCCCACGCGATAGCGCAGGCCGTGAAAAAGTAGCGCATCATATGCGTCCTTCTTGCTGTCTCAGTGTGTGATTGGTTAGATTGCCAAGCCGCCTTGCATTGCGTAGCCAATGACGCCTACGATCAATGAGCCAATGGTCAATCGCAGCAACCATTTCAGCGAATCTTCTATGCCGCCAAGACGCCGCTCAACGCTAACTCTGTGGTTGGCTTCCACCGCCTGAAACTGTTCCAGCATTGCAAGCCGATGATCCACCTTTTCCGCCCATTGCTCATTCATTAGCCTGATCCCCATTGCAGAATCGCGGCCCCTCGGCCTTTGTGCTTGTCATCATGCCGGTGTCCTTAGTGTCGGTGTGTAGGCTGGCGGGTATGGATTGCAATCCTGCCGCCAGCCGGTTCTTTGAGGGGTTGCTATGATTGACACTGACAAAAGAATTGCCGCAGCAACCGCAACAGGTTCGCGCACATATGACATGCCGTCAGGTTGTCGCGTGACACGCCCGTCGCCTGTTAATCGCATCAAAGTATCACTTATTGCATCTAATTTTCTGCCAACCTCCTGCAGATTTTCAGGCGAATTCCAAATCGCCTTAAACTTAAAACCGAACGGCGTTACAGCCGCCAAAATTACGACCGCAAAACCCGCGAACAAAGCACGCGAAATCCATTTTTTACCCTCATCAACTAAAAAAGCCGGTATTCCTGATCTTTCTTTTTCAGACATATCTGGACCAACACCATCAAAACACGATTAAAACTATTCTTAGGCTATCTTAATAGCCTTCATCGTCATAGCCTTTGACGATCCGCCCGTATTATTGGCTTGCAGATTATAACCAGACCCAGTAACAGTCATAAAACTTGACGCGTCTGTAATAACATTCAATGCGCCATTCAATCCAACAACGACACGGCCCGTCCAATATGGTTGGTCGGTTCGCAAATAGGTGCCTTGGTCTAATGTAACCAAATAGACACCAGAGCCAGCAAAAGCATAAACGGTTTCTGTTGCGCCCGCTGCAATTGTTACAGGAAATCCGACAATTGAGTTTATTGACGCAGCTTTTAATTCACCTCCGATAGCAGCCGCGCCAGACGCCTTTAACGTCGTCGCCTCGACCGGCCCGATAGCCGTGCTTAATTTCCGTTCCCGCACAGCGACCCAGGAGTCAGCAAGAATTAAAGTGTCAATCTCGACGACAGCCGCGTCGCCCGTCGCAGGCTGAAAAAAAAGCGACGGCGACTGCCCGGCTGACGCAGGTCCGTAAACATAAGAATACCGCCATTCACTATCGACCGCGCTGTCATGCTCCAACTGATAGCCAACCGAAGTATTACCGAGCCGAAACCTAACAATACCTGATTTTGCCCGCCAACGAACAAAAGTTGAAATATGCTTTGCGTCCGGAAGCTGAACGCCGTTTCGCTGATTTGACCCTGAAAATGAGATTTCTACATTTCCAGACGCATTCAAAGAAATAGCGCCCTTCGCGCCCGTCGGCGAGTATGACAAACCATCTATTGCCGCCTGCGTCGCACAAAATGGATCCGGGAATACGTTGCGATACGCCCCAACGTAAGGCATTGCCGCCGCGCCAAGATATTCGATGCGCTCGATCCCGCCACTATCTTGCGCCGAAATGTTCGGCGACTGCCCCGCCCATTTTTCAGCTGTCAAATGGTCGATTTTGTATCGCGTTCCAGCCAGCGAATTAACGCCAAACTGTGCCCACGACGTGTCCGTCAAGTCCAAAGCTGGCTTATCGTACGCCTCCCAATAGCCCCCGATCGCGCAGTTTCCGGTGCCGCCATTTATACGCCAGCCTTGGTTTTGAATATGGTTCCCCAATAACGACAAACCATTGGGGGCTTTCAAATCAAGACTATAACCAACACCCGCGCCAAGCGGATTAAAGTGATAGAACGTCGACGCCATGATCGTCATCGCATTGACATCCTGACCAACCGTGCTGACAATTCCACGATCACAATCGCGCATCACCATATCACTGATCGTCCACCAAAATGCGTCTATGCCATCAATATCAATGCCGACAGCCGCTTTTCCTAACCAAACTCGGGATAACTCTGCAAAATATGATGCGGACACAACATCGATCAATGTGCCCCCGTCAGACTGCAGCCTGACATCACTCAATGCCGCGTGACTTCCATTCATCACCGCAACCGTGCCGCCGCCACCGTCCAGCACCGTTTTGCGCCGACCATCCCCGCGCAAAGTTTCGCTTGTCGTACTTCCTGCGATCGATTTTGACACCACCGAAAGAGTTGCCGCGCCGGGCAATGCGATTGACAAACCCACGCCGCCGCTCGTGATAATGGCAGCGGGCATCGTCTGTGTCAGATCTAGCAAATATGACGTGCCAGCATAAGAAACGCGGATCGTTTCTGCAGAACCGTAGACCGACCGCAGGAACGCAATCGTCCGTGTGTCCTCTGCGAACGTGCAGTCCTGCATTAGCGACGTGCTGACAAGCTGGAACGTCGCGCTGTTCTTGACGGTTGTGCTAGCGGTGTACGTGCCAAGCGGCTTATATATCCACTCGCGGCCCGCAACCTGCGCACGCTGGTTTGCAACAACGTCAGTCGCGGCAAGCATAGCGGCTTCGGTCAGGAAAGGGCGAATGTCAGCCGCCTTGAGAATTAGCGACCCTTTGCCAATCTGCCAGTTGCCAAGATACACCGAAGTAGACGGTGCATCCTTCAGTGCCGTGATGGTATCCTCTACCGCGAAAGATTGCGCGTCAACCGTTCCAGCCACCGACACGCGAAAGGTGTCGCCCGCCTCTACCGAACGGGTAGTGCCAGCATAGCTTCCGGTACTAGGAAGCGCCCCAGTAGAGGCATCAAAACCGGGGCCAACCAGCCGATTGCCAGACCCGACAATCGCTCCCACAATATCCAGAGCGTTTTTGTCGCCCGCATTGATCGCGGACGCAACAGGGTTACTGACTGGAAAGGTCGTCACGTCCTGCACGGCAGCAGTCCCAAGGCCCAAAGCTACGCGAGCCTCTGGCGGCGTTTTAAAATCGGTCATTCGGTATTCCTTTAGGTGACTGTAATTGTAACGGGGCCAGCGTCTGTGTCGCTTGCAACGCCGGAAACGTTTTGCGAGCGCGCGGTATAGGCATAGGTGCCGGGGCCTGGTGAATCGGTGAACGACACCGCGGTGCTTCGCGGCTGGTAATATGTCTTTATGACAACGCTGTCCCGCAATACCTCAGTTTTCCAAATATTCTCGCTGTCTGCCGTTGTGAGCGCAACCGCCGCCTGCCCCCCGGTTTGGTCGGTAACGGTAAAGTTAGTTGGGACGCCGGGCGTGTCCGTGTTTGCTGTGGCCGTAACGTCGTCAAACTCAACATATGCAGACCGCCTGTTCCCGCTTGCCTCGTAATAAAGCCGCACGTCATAGTCAGACCCATCAGCGAGAGGTGCAATAGTTGCCTGCCTGCTGGTGGCGTCCATTTTCCATTCTGTAAAGTTGTCCGTTCCAGCAAGCGCGTACTCAAGTCGGGGGGCAAGCGCCACCGAAGGCCTCGCGTCCCAAGCCACGCCAATTCCTGCGGCATATGAACTTTGCGAAATACGCAGGCCAGCCCCAGACGCCGTTGCGTTTGTCGGAACTGGTATAACGTCACCTACATCAGGCGTAGGCAATGCCTGAGCAGTCCCGTCATTTGCGCTGTCACGCTCAACCAAAACAAAAGACGCAAGGTTTAAGGTCACGCCGCCGCCAGCGGAATCAAGGTCGAAACTCATCACCCGCCAGTAGACATCCGGCAACTCTGAAACGTCCGCGTCAAATTCAACATAACGCTCAAACATCGCCAGCCTGCCCGATGGTTTTAGCTTGACTTTTAGCGTGTAAGCAGGGTTGTCAATCTCGATTTGCCGCGATGCCAGATAGCGCCCCTGTGCGTGCGAAGGGCACATGTCATAGTTCATTTCTGGACCAATTGCGATTTGGCCGTTCGCCGTTTCGCGCGTCGCATCAATCCAAGGATCGCCGCCAGTTGTCTGGAAGCCTAAATCTGGGTCCGTGTATGTAAACGGCAGTTCCGTGTAACGGTTTACAGCTGTTGGCCCGCCGTCGAAGTCCTCAAGTGAAACGATCTGACTGCGCGATATTGAAACCGTTGGGGCTGTAAATTTTGGCGAGTAAATACCGATCTGGCCGTTTGGGAGTAGACCAATCTCTGCGCCGCTTGACGCTCGCATACGCTTGAGGCTGTTGCTTGCGTCATCGGCAAGGGAGACAACGCCGCTAATTCTGCACCGCGCTTCTGTGCCACCAGCCGCAAGTGTAAACGTTTCGTCAAACTCATTTGCCGCCGCAGATAGCACCGTTGCATCCACCGTACTTGCTTGGTTCATTCCGTCCGCCCGCTGGATGTAGTCAGCCATAATTAAAGCCGGGTTTTCCGTCCAAACGGTTGTGTCTGTGCGGGGGTCGTAAATCTTTAAGCCGCGAACAACGACCTCTAGCGACGGTTCATTGCGTGGGTAAACATCGCGGAACGTATCAGGGCCAACGCTTTCCGCAATCATTAGGGTAGAAAACACGCCCTTGAGATCGTGCGTGTCGTCATAGTCTGGCCAAACTGTCGTAATCTCTGAATAGTGCGCCGAGTCTGTTGCGCCTAACCGGTTTTGTATGTTGATTAAGCTTGTGCTGTCCACGACATATTGCGCGGTTGTGACCGCGCCCGTCCCTGCGTTTATCGTTACGTCTTTGCTATCCACGATGTACGTCTCAACCGCATCAATTGGACCTTCTGAGTGCGCAATGACGCGGTAGAATTTGCCGCCTCTGGAACGGAAAAACGTGACAGTGCCGCCAAGTCGGTTGCGCCCGTATGGCAGTAAGCGTGGTCCGGTTGATTGCTTCAGAACCAGCTTGATGTTCTGCGGTGTTGCTGATGCCGGTGTAGTTGCAAACAGCGCGTTTGATGCTGTGGAAAGCAACAGTGATCCGCCAATACTTGTGGCAATGCCCAAGCCAGTGAGGCCAGCCGTGGCCGTGCCTGCCGTGACAAGCGCCAAGGAGCCGCCAGCGCCAAAGACCGTAAATGATGCTGCAAGCAACTGTGGCATTTACAAAACCCACCTATCTAAAATGTAATACTGTGCAGGCGAAAGGTTTTTACCATCGCCTTTTACCCATAGTCTACCGCCAGACATCAGCCCGCAAATCACGCGCCCGTCGATTTTGGTAATCGCTACCCCGTCGCCATCGCCGCGCTCAAACGTGGCCATAACAGCCCGCGTAAGCGTCAGCATTCCGCCGTTACGTTGTACCAGCCGCCGACACCCGAAAGGCGTGTCATACGTCCCGCGATAAGCCGCGCAAGGGTCAACGCCGGTGACGGACGCCACCCATCCCGCAGCCCATAGGCCGCAATCGGTTTCCCCCCACTGCCACGGATCGTTGTAGGTGTCGCGGATGTAATCGGCAATCACCATTCCGTCCACTCAACCTCAGTATCGACAACCTCTGGCACAAACCGCAAACCATTGTCACCCGGATAACGACGCAACTGATCGCGATGGGTAAGGCGTCCAAAATTAGCCGCCCCGGCCCGGATTAGAACGCTTTCCACTGTCATGGATATAGATGCACCCGCCGCGCTAAACGATGCCGTTGGGCTGTCCATTGTTCCTGTGTGCAATGCCGTTGGGATGCCAACCGCTGTGGGCCTGCCCTGACTGTCAAGCACGCTGTCAGACATAACCTGTTCCCACAACTTAGCAGACCGCCCGCGATATTCAGATTGGTTGCCTATCAATTGCGGGATGCGGAAAACCCCAGAACTGCGCTCATCGCTGTCCAAGACTTCCCAAGGGATGCCTAGCACATATTCCATAGCGGGTGCAAGCGAGTTAGTGCCGCCGCTTACCGATCCAACCGAAACCAGATCGCCCATGCCCTGCCAAGTGTAGCCCCATTCGGGATCTGCAAACGATATGTTTTCGTTGCTGGTGTAGATCGTGCCTGTCAGGAATTGAAACTCTGCAAGCAAAATAATGTGAACCGACTCTGATTTTAGCCGCGCCTCAACATCCGCCGCCGCTGCGCCCTGCCC